TCTCACACCCAGCAATAACAGCTATATAACTATTTCGCCTATGGCTAATTTTAAGATTTTGCTAACTGTGCCGATGTTTGATAACCAAGGCAACTTGCAGGGCATTGAGGATTTTATCGTTGCAGCCTATACAAAACTAGCTGCATCTAATCTTGTATTTAATATAACTAGCGTTAGCGCGCCTGGCGTATTAAATGCTGATAGCGGTGACTTACTAACCGCTGAGTTCACCATATCCATACTATCGAGCTGGAGTTAAACCATGTCACTTACAGATGAGGATAAAGCGTTTTTGGTCAAGATCGGCCAGATACCAGCGGAAGCACCAACGCCGCAAAAAGTAACAAAAACACAACCAACAGCAACCGAGAATACAGAGGAATAAATAATGGCCATTTTTCTATCCAACGGGGTTGTAGTCACTTTGAACTCAGTCGATCTATCAGATCACGTTACAAGTGTCACAATCAACCGCGTATTTGATGAACTAGAAGTAACAGCTATGGGCGATTCAGCTCATAAGTTTGTTAAAGGTTTAGAAGCAAGCACAGTAACTATTGATTTTCTTAATGACACAGCTGCATCTGAAACCCTACAAACTTTACAAGCTGCATGGGGTACAACAGTACCGCTAACACTAAAGCAAACAAGCTCAGCTATATCAGCTACCAACCCAGAGTATCAAACTACTGTTTTAGTTAATAACACAACAGATATTAATGGCGCAGTTGCCGATATTTCTACACAGTCAATTACCTTTACCTGCAACAGCGTAATTGTTGTAGATACAACAGTATAATCAACTAAGAATAGGGGCTAACAAATGGCTAAGTTAAAGATCACTAGGGCCGATGGCGCAATATCTGAGCATCAGGTAACGCCATCGATCGAATACGCGTTTGAGTTATATGCTAAAAAAGGTTTTCACAAAGCCTTTAGAGATGACGAAAAACAGTCAGATGTTTACTGGTTGGCGTGGGAGTGTTTAAGAGCTGGCGGCGAAACCGTGCCAACGTTTGGCGCATCGTTCTTAGCAACACTTAAAAAGGTTGAGGTTCTGGATGATGACCCGGAACTATAGGGCGTGACTCGTTTACTTACTTGATTGCACGGATCAGTTTGGAAACGGGTATCGCGCCCAATGATTTACTAGCACTAGATAGCAGGATGTTTAAGGCTTTATTGCAGGCGATGAAAGACCGGAATAAGGAGATGCGAGATGCCAGTAGCGGTAAAAGGCGGCATTGAACTTCGTAAAGCCTTAAGAAAATTTACACCGGATCTAGCTAAAGAAACACAGAAAGAAATGTCTGCGTTGCTGAAACCAATTACAGCTAAAGCGCGTGGGTTTATTCCAGCAAGTGCACCGCTATCTGGCTGGGGTAAAGCAGCACCTACCGCTAGATGGTATTGGGATGGGCGCGCAGCTAAGAAAGGCGTAGGTTACAAAACCACGCCTAGCAAGGCTAATAGATCTGGGTTTAGATCCCTAGCCCGTATTCAAAATGCATCGATGTCTGGGGCAATCTATGAAACCTCTGGGCGTAAGAATCCAGGCGGTAATTTCAGCCCACGTTTACCAGGTACTTTAACTGGCAAAGGCAAGATGGCTGGCCGCGCCATATTCAGAGCATGGTCAGAGGATAACGGCAAGACTAACGCAGCTGTTATTAAAGCGATTGAGTCAGCCAGAGATAAGTTTAACGCGACTGTGGGGCGTAACTAATGGCTATGGATCCATCAGTAAGAATTGATCTCGCTGCCGAATTTACTGGTAAAAAAGCGTTTGATACAGCTGGCAAGGCTACAAGCTCATTAGAAAAAGGTGCAAACAAATTAGCAAAAGCCTTTTTAGGCGCGTTTGCAGCTCGTAAACTTATTCAGTTTGGTAAAGCGGCTGCGATGGCTGCAGCACAAGACTCTAAAGCAACAGCGGTACTAGCTCAGAATTTATCAAACGTAGGTTTGGCTTATGCTCAAGTACCGGTAGAAGCATTTATCAAACAGATGCAGCAACAAACAGGCATTGTAGATGATGAACTACGCCCGGCATTTAGTAAATTGGCTCAGGCAACAATGTCAGTTACTAAGAGCCAAGAACTTATGGGCTTAGCCTTTGATGTATCTAGCGGTAGCGGCGTTGATTTTAATACTGTTGTAAACACTTTGAGCCAGGCATACCTAGGCAACACTAAAGGCTTGAAAAAACTTAATCTACAAATGACCGCTGCAGAGTTAAAAACTGCTACGTTTGCCGAAATTCAAGCCGCATTAACTGAACAGTTTAAAGGTTCTGGTAAAGCTGCATTGGAAACTTATGGTGGCCAATTAGATGTACTTAATACTGCTGCAGGTGAAGCTAGTGAAACTATCGGATATGCCCTATTAGATGCGCTTAAATCGCTAACAGGTGAAACAGATATAGATAAGTTAGCTAAAGATATTGATACGGCTGCTGGCGCAGCTGCACTATTTATTAAATTTACAGCCAAAGGCATTAAACCTAGTACGGGTCTATGGGGTTACTGGCAAGGTTTTGTCGAGTCAATCCCGGGTTATGAACAGATTCTAAAAGACTTTGCCAGGGAATTAGATGTAGTGATGTTCCCTACTGGGCCATTGGGCAATTTCCAAATGAGTACCGGCACAGTATTAGATCAGTCTGCTGCACAATTATCTAAGATCGAACAAGAACGTGCCAAATTTGAACGTGAAAGACTGGCTAAAGAAAAAGCACTATTAAAACTAAAAGCATTAGCAGCTAAAAAAGCTTTAATGGATGAAAAGGCTAGAGCATCACTTGCTAAGGCATCATCTACTTTTGATCTTAGCAAGATCCAGATAGCAGCAGCATTAAAGAATACCTACGATAAAGATGAACGCCTACGCCTATTGGCTATGCAGGCTATCGAGGAGGATAACGGCGAGGCTGCACTTGCTTATATAAAGCAACTTGATCTACTGACTAAAGAGCAGCAAACTAACAAGTTAGCCGGTATTAAGACCATTAGCGAAACCGAACTTAATTACATTAACCAAATGTTACTTGATGAACTTGCTCGTATTAAAGCGGCCAAGATGTCCGAGGAAGAAGCTGCAGCAGCACGGGCAGCGGCTTACGCTAAATATAACGCGGCTATTATCGCATCGGGTGGCTTAGCAGCAGCCAATTTTTACACAGAAAAGACTCAAATAGAGTTATTAACTATTGCCAAAATAGCTGCATTAGATACTGTTGCAGAGGCTCAAGCCACAATGGATATTCTTAACTACACTACTCAAACCAGCATAATTGCTCGTATTGCAGCTGCTCAAAAGTTAGCCGATGATGCAAAACTAGCAGCGTTAAAGGCATATATAACTGAAGCCTCTAAGCCAATTACACAAGTAATTACTACTGAACGTGTAACTATTGGCGGTGGATCTGCTGCACCTAGTCCGACGTATCCATCGTGGGCAGCGGCCGAGGATATGTTCCCTATTATTCCAACTGGTACTAAAACTGGATCTATTGATAACTCAGTAACAGTAGTGGTTGAAGGATCAGTTTTAAATGGTGAGGATTTTTCAGACATAATTAATCGTGCGATGCTGGACAATATACGGCGCGGTTTGAGTCAATTCCCTGCAGGAACGTTGCCAGGCTAATGACAGTTCCAGTAATTAATGCGGTTATTAACTTTGGTACAGGTGCAGCCTTTGCTCAGGCGTTTATTATTGGCGAAGGCATATTAGGCACTAACGTATTAGCAGACTCAGCTGCGCTAATTGTGGATGTAAGTGATGTAGTGGATAGCGTTTCAACTAGGCGCGGTAGATCCGCTACAGCCGATGAATTCCAAACAGGATCGCTAACCCTACGCATCGTGGATCAGAACGGCGATTTTAACCCACAGAACCCAGCAAGCCCATACTACGGCTACCTAACACCGATGCGTAAGGTGGCAATATCGGCTACATACGCTGGCGTTACCTATCCAATGTTCTCAGGGTTTATTACTAGCTACACAACTACTACACCTAAAAATGCTAACGATGTCGTGTACACAGTTATAACGGCGGTTGATGCCACGCGCTTGGCTCAAAATGCACAGATCAGTACAGTCACAGGTGCAACTGCAGGCGATCTAAGCGGTACAAGAATTAACCAGATCCTTAACACTATTGCTTGGCCAGCATCTATGCGTGACGTAGATGCCGGTTTAACCACGCTGGCCAACGATCCTGGTAGTGCGCGTACAGCCCTAGCAGCTTTACAGACAGCCACAAATAGCGAATACGGCGCAATCTATGTAGATGCATCGGGATCGTGGACGTTCCAAGACCGCTTAGTAACTACTGCAAGTATCGGGGGTACGCCTACAGTCTTTAACGATAACGGCACAGATATTGGCTATGCCAATGCAGTCTGGCGATTAGATGACACCCTTGTATTTAACCAGGCTAATATCACTAGAACAGGCGGCAGCGTTCAAAGCGCAACTAACGCAGCTAGTGTTGAGAAGTATTTTGCCCACACTTATAACCAGCAAGATTTACTAATGCAGACCGATGCCGTAGCCCTGGACTATGCCCGTGCCTACGTTGCAAGCCGTGCTGAAACCAGCGTGAGATGCGATGCCATCGAGCTAGACCTATACACAGATAACTATGCCAATGGCATATTAGCTGCGCTTGATCTTGATTTCTTTGATCCTGTAACAATTACGACAAACCAACCGGGCAGCTCGACTCTGACAAAAACACTTCAAGTTTTCGGCGTGGCACATAACGTTACCCCGAATAAATGGCGCACTACCTTTACTACACTTGAACCCGTGATAGATGGGTTTATTATTGGTAATGCTAACTATGGAGTTTTAGGACAAAATGTACTTTCATACTAGAGGAGATAAATAAATGGCAACAGGATTCCCATCAGTAACGGGTGAGGTAGTAACCGCGGATATGTTTAACGGGCTAGTGGCATTTACCATTAATGCTCAAACAGGTGCTGCCTACACAGCAGTATCGACCGACCAGTACCAAGTGCTAGTAACGATGAATAACGCATCTAGCAATACGTTTTCCATACCTACCGATGCTACCTATGCGTTCCCTAACGGCACAGCTATTACGGTGTTACAAATAGGTGCAGGCGTTACAACTATCAATGCAGTTACAGCTGGTACAACTACTATTACAAGTGCAGGTACAACTAGCTCAGCACCAGTATTAGCCCGTTATAAGGCTGCAGTATGCGTTAAGACTGGCACAAATGCCTGGACTATTATTGGTGCGGTGGCCTAATGATCGGCGCAATCGTTGCAGGTATTACTAGCATCCCTAAAATAGATGTCTTAGTAGATGTATTGGTAGTCGCTGGCGGCGGCGCGGGTGCAATTCAATATGGCGGCGGTGGCGGTGCAGGTGGTCTTTGTTACCAAACAGGCAGGGTATTTTTAAACACGGCATACACAGTAACTATTGGCGCGGGTGGCGCAGCTAGTGCAAGTAACGTAAACGGCGCAAGCGGTGCTAATACAGTTTTGGATACCATTACTGCTGTAGGTGGCGGTGGCGGTGGATCGTTTAACACTACAAATACTGGTGTTGCTGGTGGTTCGGGCGGTGGTGGTTCAACGCCACCTGCAAGCCCTGGCACTACTACAGGCGGTGCTGCGACACAAGGTAATTCTGGTGGTGCAACTGGTTATGGTAATGCTGGCGGTGGTGGTGGTCGTAGGCCTTCACCTAATGAAGCTGCAGCAGGCGGTGGCGGTGGCGCGGGTGCAGTAGGTACTACGGCAACAAATGGCACAACTGGTGGTGCTGGTGGTATTGGTATCGCCAATTCAATTAGCGGTTCATCTGTTTATTATGCAGGCGGCGGTGGTGGCACAACTGTCTTTACTGGAACTGGCGGTGCTGGTGGTACTGGCGGCGGCGGTGCTGGCTCAACCTTTGGCGGCGGTGGTACATCTGGAACTGCTAACACAGGTGGCGGCGGTGGTGGTGGTTTTGAAAATGCAAACGGCAACCCTGGTTCGGGCGGGTCAGGCATTGTTAGATTAAAAATGCTACTGGCAAACTCAGCTACATTTACAGGTTGCACTACATCTACTACAACAGATGCTACC